GGGGGGGGGTGTCCCGGCAGGAGAGGTCGGACACCCCTCGCGACCGGTGACACCCCTCCACCGTGCTTTGCACGGTCCCCCTCCCCTTCCAGGGGAGGAATAGGGCATCAATCCTCCACCAGCGCCGCCCGCACCGCACGCGCCACCTGACGGCTGGAGCGTTGCAACACGCCGCCCGCTTCGCCCGCCCCGGCGTTGATCGTGATCGCGACGCGCACGTCCCGCGCGCCGCCTGCGGCCCCCAGCGTCTCCACCCGCCCGCTGCTGGTCGGCACGAAAACCTCCGGCCCGCGCTCGCCGACCAGATAGGGCCGGTCGGGCGATACCGGCCCACCCGTCGCCCGCCCGGGCAGGCCGGAGACCAGCCCGCCCAGCAGTCCCGCCAGGCCGCCATTGCCGATCGCTCCCACGCCCTGCCGCAACGCCGCCCGCGCAATCTGGTCGAGCACCGACAGTGCGGTGGCCTTCAACTCCTCGAACCCGAACCGGCCGGTCCGCGCGGCGCGCAGCAGCGCGCCCTCGACCGTGCGCGCGCCCAGTTCCGCCGCATCGCCGAGGCCATGCGACAGCTCGGCCCGCATCGCCGCCATATCGGCGGTGAAGCCCCGCATATCGATACGAGGCGTGATGTCCTGCTCATCCATCCGGATACATCTCCCGCAAACGGGCCAGCGTGGCGGACGTCGGCGGTGCCTCGTCCACCTGCCCCGCCATCGCCGTCACCACGCTGTGAAGTTCGGCGGGGGTGGCGCGCCAGAAGCGGTCGGGCGACCAGCCCAGCACCGCGCCCGCCATCCCCGCCAGCCGCCCCGCCTCCTCGGCAAAGCTCATCGGCCGCCCAGTATCTGGCGCAGCAATTGCCGCAGCACGGGCGCGAGCGCCGCCAGCCCGAGTTCGACCAGCGCCTCGCCCAGCTGTTCGCGGCTCAGCCCCTCCGGCACGTCGCGCAGACAATGCCAGATCAGCGCTGCCGCCTCGCCCAGCGAGAGTTTGCCCTCGCCCGCGCGCTCGACCAGCTCGAACAACGGCCCCAGTTCGCCCTCCGCGGCAACCAGCGCCTGGAAGCTCGGCCGCACGATCAGCTCCGCGCCACCGACCCGGACGCTCGCCTCGCCGCGCACAGGGTTCGCGCTCATGCCGCCACCACCGCGCCGGAGCTTTCCAGCGCCAGCGTGTAGGTCCGCTCGCCACCAAAATCGCCCGAATAGTCGAGCCGCGTGACCAGGAACCGCCCGGTCATCGATCCGCCGCTCTCGAAGCTCAACCGATAGGTCTCGATCGTGCCCGCCAGCGCGTGGCCGCGCATCCGCGCCTCCGCCGCCGATCCGGTAAAGACGCCCGCGCCGGCTGTAGCCGCGCAAAAATTCCGAGCAGTAAATCGGGAAAACGAGCAATAAATCAGCGCGCCGCTGTCTGAAGCTCGTCATGCAGACGGTCGTGCTATGAACGCGCTATCGCCAGCGTAGCCGGCGACCGGTTAGCTGGCCCTCTCAATGGCGGCGGCCGCATCTAGCGGAGCTACGCCTTCGCCGGTCAGTTCGACTAGCGCCGCGTCGAGACAAATAGCCACGTTGCCCGCGCCGACCTCGTCCGCCGTGAGAAGGGCCTCAAGGATGAGTTGCCGCAAAGTGTTGAACTGTTCGCGTGTCACGTCCCAGCTGTAGAACGTAAGTGACGGACGTCCTAGCCGCGCTCTGCGGCAGCCAGAGAATTGCGGGTCTCGACGACCCACGTAAACACCTGATGCCAAGCGTGATCCGTCAGCACGACATAGGCACGGCGCTTGTCCTTTGGATCGTCGTGACGAACGACGAGCCCCTCTTCGACCAAGCGCGCAATCCATCGCAGCCCCGTCGTCTGGGCGACTCGTGCGGCGATGCACGTGCTCGATATGCTCACGCTCTTTCCCAGCGACTCGTTGAGGAACATATCCACCATGATGTCCCACGCCGGATCGGCAAAGAGCCCGGCGGAAAAGCGGGAGCGGCGGGCATCTTGGGCTTTCAGATAGGCCCGGACCCATTGGCTTAGCTGTCGAAACTCTTCGACCTTCTGTCTAGCGCAATCCCGATTACCATCGCAGCCAGACACGGGACCGCCCACACAGTGCTCACGGCATAATAGATTCTGGGCACGAACTGCGGAACGAAGACGACTGCACAATGGCTGATCGCGGTCAGCATCTGCGCTGCCGCCATCCATATCGGCCAGAAAGACCGGCTGATCAGCATCAGAGCTATCAACGCGCCCAGCAGGAGCAGGTCGATCAGCACCGCCGCCTGATGCACCGACGCGTAGGAGGGGGAGAGCTGATCGTCGACCCAGGTAAGCAGTACCGCGAGGAAAATCATTCCGGCTGCCCATCGGCCGTCCCTTCCGCCAAACAGGCCTGCGTAAATCAGGCTGGAAATCGTCAGGATGAGGAAGGTGATCTGTATCATGCGACGACCACCTTCCTCGCATCCCAGACGCGAAATGTAACCGCGTTTCGTCAGGCGACGACGCGCAAAGGCTTTGCTTCCTCGGCATTGTCGAGGGGGTTGTTCGAGCCTGGGCAACCAAAGCTGGTTTCAGCGATGTTGCTGCGCCGCTGAAGGCTGGTCATCAACACGGTCGCTTCGGCCATACCGCCCCGCGCGGCGACGAGGTCGCCCTGGCTCTTATGGAACGTCGCCAGCACACGCTGGCTTTCCTTTGCCGTCACACCTTCGCCACCGACATTGGCCATGGTGTCGAGAAACGAGATGGTGAGACTGGCGGCAGTGCGTAGCGCATGGTCGTAAGACCGGAAGGCGGCCTGTGCGTCGCGAGCCACGCTAGTGGCGGAAATCGGATCGACGTGAATCATGAAACCTCCGCAAGGGGGCTCAATGCAATGCGCGCATGGCCCCGACAAAAACGAGCGTCAGAGCCGACACGACGGTCACCAACAGACAGGTCACCCGCAACATTTCGCGGATTCGCCCGGCAACCGTCAGGTCGTTCTCACTGCCCCCGATTGGCGGTGGGGTCGCCATCGACAGGATGAACCGGCCCAACCGCCGAGCCACCTTCTTGCGGTCGCCGACCGGTTCGGAAAGGTCTGGCGATTGAGATACGAAACGTTCGGATTGCTCGAAATCCGCCAGCATTCGCGCTGCCGAGCGGCGATCCGCCGCCCCCAAATGTCCCATGGCTTGGCGGACATACGTGTCGACCGACGCCGGAGCCAGCTGGACGATCGGCGCGATTTCCTTCGACCGCAGCCCCTGTTGCACGAGCCGCAGAATCGCCTTTTGCTGGTCCGACAGTCCTGCAATCTGTTCCGGTGTGGCCTCCATACCGGACCGATATCATCAATATGTTATGGTTAACATGTCACCACCGGCGCCTCTGCCCGAATCGGCCATTAATTTACCGCGCCGCTGCCTGAACCTCGTCATGAAGCCGATCGCTCTGCGCGCGCGCCACCGCCAGAACCTGTCGCAGTTCCTCCCGGTCCGCATCGCTGACAAGGACCTTGAACCCCTCGTACAAGCGCATTGCAGCGGGGGTCGCGGCACCGACGATCTCAATCGCCTTCAGGATCGTGGCGAGGTCCATCAACAGCCTTTCCTATCCAAGAAATCACGCACGGCGGCGCGTGCATCCGCAACCTCGACGGCAAGGGTGGGAGCGTGCCGGTCATAGGCGACACGCGCGGCCGAGATCGCTCGATACGCCCGTCCGTCCAGGATGGCGACGCATCGCCGCTGCGACGCGTCGAGCCTGCCCGAATGCAGCGCGGCCAGTTCGCCGACCGCCACCGTCTGATAGGCCCGTTCGACCGACAGCGCCGCTTGCTCGGCCAGCCGCTGGTCGGTGCGCGTCGTGGCGCAGCCGGGAAGCGCGACGATGATCGCCAGCACGCCCGGCACGACGAACAGCGCGCTCTCCATCCGGCCTTTCACTTCGGGCCCCGCAGGCGCTCGACCGACTTCGCCAGCCCGTAACCCGATGCCAGCGTCCCGATCAGCAGCACGATGTCGGTAGGGATACCCGCCAGAAACGCGGTCGAAGCGGCGACCATCGCGGCGGCGGCGCGGGGCGAGACCATGGCCACCAGCCCTACCGACGCCGCCCCGGCGGTGGGAATCATCATCAACGCCCCGACGCACAGCGGCCGGATCGACCGGGCAAGTGCCGTCATCCAGGCCGGAGCGCCCGACCCCAGGTCGAGCGTGTCCAGCCCACCGGCATCTCCGCCCAGGCGCAGGCCCTCGGCCAGCATCGGATCGAAGGCGATCGGCGGGGGCAGTCCTGCCGGGTCGTGCGTTCCGTTCTCCAATGGCGAGGGGAAACCGTTGTCGCGAAGCGGCGGGGTCATGCGGCCTTCCTGATGGTCGGGGGGAAAGTGAAAGCGACGCGCTGGGCCCAGCCCAGCACGAAATCCTCATTGGCGGCGCGCAGTTCGGCCAATTCGATGTAGCGCGCGCCCTGAAGCGCATTGAGGTAGATCAGCACGGCATTGCGGCCGACGATCCCGCGCCGCGCGATCAGCGCGCGCAGGGCGGCGGCGGTCGCGGGACCGGCACTGCCGTCGACCTTGAGGTCCGGATAGTCGCGGCCCTGCCGGTTCAGGGCATTCAACACACGCTGGAGGAAGGTCACCGCGACACCGACGCCCATGTTCACGGCGGTGTCGAACAGCTCGGCGGCGGTGTCGCGATCGACGGCGGCGATCCAGTCCAAGCCGATCCTGTCCCAATACAGGCGACGGTAGATCGACAGCGCCCGCGCCTTGGGCAGGTCCGCCATCGCGCCGGTATAGCCATCGGCGCGGGCCACGGCCTCGGTAATGCCCCATTGGGTCGCGCCGCCCCGGTCGGACGGGTGATCGCTGTACCCGCCCTCGATGCCGAGCGTGTGGGCGGCGGACTCTTCAAAGGGTAAAAGGGTAGCCATGCCCTACCATAGGAGATGCGTCAGCGCCGCGTCGGGGTGCGCTGGCGCATCAGGCCCAATCCCCGATCGCCATCGCGAGCTTGGACGTGCCGTCGGCCTGCCGCTCGAACGTTTCGAGTTTGGGGAAACGTCCCCAGTGAATACGCTCGTTCAGACCGAAGGTCGCCGCCTCGTCCTCGATCGCGAGGAAATCGCCGGTCGTGCCCAAATCGAGCTGCATGGCGTACAGCCGGTCGCGCAGCTCGTCCGTCAGGTCGACCATCGTCCAGGCATAGCCGCCCGCGACCGCACCACCCTCGCCGCCGAAACCGCCCGACCAGAGCCGGTCGGACCGGCCGGTATCGACCAGCGGGCGGCCCGAGCCATATTCGTAAGCCGACCGTATCGCCTGCCCGACGACGGCAACCCCCGCGCGGATCGGCGCGGCGGCGGTGACGCGGAGCTGGACGTATCGGGTAACGACCGGCGCAGGCAGTACGCAAAGCCCGTGGCGCAGGACCGGCGGACGGCGATAGCTATGCCCAAAGACGCCCTGCACTGCCGCGCCGTCGAGGCCCGGCACGACGGCAAACCCATCGGCGGCGCTGGCGGTGGTGAAGCCCAGGACGACGCGGTCGATCGCCTGGGCGCTGCCCAGGTCCAAGACGATGGTCGCGTTGGCGGTGGACGCCGCGAACGCCTCGCGTGGCGACGGCGTCGCCAGATTGGCGAGCCCCGCGCCGCCCGACGATCGCGCTTGGTCGACGGTGAAGGCGATGGGATGAACGATCGAAAGCATCAGGCCCCCACGCGTTTCAGCACGGTCAAAGATGTGGTGTTGTTGTCCAGCTCCTGCGCCCCGAGCACGAAGACGAGGTCGCCCGGCCGGTAATCCAGGCGCGAGCAGTCAGCGGCGATGCAACGGCCTTGCAAGTCCGCCCGCGCACCCGCCACGATCGCCACGTCCTCGACCAGAGGATAGCCGTAGAAATCGGCCAGCCGCGCGCCCTCGGACTGTGCCCCCGCCTCGGTGGCGAAGGGCGAGGCGGACGCGATGGTCCGTCCCTTGGGGAAATGCGTTGCCGCTACCGTGGCGACGGGCAACTCGCGCTGGTTCGCTTTGAGCTGTGCCGCGTAACCGGCGGCGACAGGCGCGTCAGCCATGTTGCACGTCGATCCACGCACGGCCGCCGCGAATGGCCCAGACCTTGCCGATGCGACGGCGATACTGGCGGTCGGTCAGGCTGTCGTCGTCCTTGACCGCGACGGCCTTGATGGCGGCACCGTCCTGGACGGGGATGATGTAATCACCCACCGCGAAATCGCCGGAGACATTGCAGGGGACCTGTCCGCAAAAGGCGATGCGGTCGACACGGACGCGCGCCGCTTCCAGCTGCGCCTCCCATGCCGGAAGGTCGCGGGCATAGGCCGCCTTGGCATCTGCCCAGGCCGCATGATTGGCCTCAAAGGTGGCATGGGCAGCGGGATAGGCGTCGGTTGCAGCCTGCCATTCGGCAAGTGCCAATGCGTAATCGCGCTCTGCGACAGCGAAGGCGAAGCGGGCCTGGAGCCATTCCGCATACACCGGCCCCTCCTCGTCGGGCTCTGGGCCGGGCTCGATCGGGGCGACCGGCGCAGGGCCGGGCTGAACAGGCGGCATGGGTTCGGCACCCGGCAGTTCGGGCTTGGGCGGCAAGTGGGTCGCCCAAGTATCACCGCCGACCAGCGACGGATCGGTCGACTTCACCACGAAGCTGATCGCATCCGACCAGCGATCGGTCAGCTTTCCGTCGCGATCGACGCCGCATACATCCCCCTTGGCGATCAGCCCACAGCCATCCGCCTTGACCATGTACTCGGCATAGTCGGCGCCGCTGGCGTTCACCGTGCCACCAGAATTGATCGACCTGTTCGTGTCCGTGTTCCGCCCGACATTCATAGCGGCACCGGCCGAGCTATAGCCATGCGCGGCAACCGCATTGAAAGCGGCCGATTGGCTTCCGGTCGTCGATGAGAAAACGGCCATAACGGCCGATCCCTGCGCGACGCCCTTGGCGATGACGTTTGCCGAGCCGCTCGCCACACCGACGAGGAAGTTCCCGCCAACATCGAAACGACCGCGTTCAACTACAGAAGTACCAAAAGTTATCGCACCGCCAACGCACTCGTTGTAGATGTTGAAATCGTCGCTGAGCGAGCCATAGCCCAAGTACGACTTGCGACCGCCGGCGTCATAAAAACTGACATAACCGTTTCCGCCGCCACGCGCGGCCGGTGTTTCAAAGCGCGCGATCTCGCCGCCTACCGCCGCTTTGACGTGATGCCGTGCGGCTGGAGCCGTCGTGCCAATGCCGACATTGCCAGTGTCCATGATCCGCACCTGCTCGGTCGCGACACCACCACGCGCGGTGCACAGAGCAAGCTGACCAGCATCGACAAACGTCCCGGTCGCCTGCACCGAAGCAATCCGCCCCACCAGCGACCCGCTCGGCGAATAGAAGTCCTGCGCGATATAGGTCTGATCCGCGCCGTTATTCGGATTGGCCACCGCGATCGTGCTTCGCAGGTCCATTCGACCGGATACAGAAAGGCCGTCTGGCCCCACCACAGCACGGTCTGCGCCGCCCGCCGTCAAGGCCAACCGGTTGTCACCGAGCCAGCGCAAGCCGGTATCCTGATCATTCAGGCCCCGGACGCCTGGCGCGGCATTGGTGCCGGGCTGGAAGATGCCTTGGAGAACGGTGTCGCGGTAATTGCCATAGGTGTTCTTCAGGTCGACGGCCGCATATGCCAGCGACCGGATATAGTCCTGGGTCGGCTGGACGCGGAACTGCCCCGTCCCGCCCTGCCCATTATACGGCGTCCGCAGGATCAGCTTGTTGCGGCTGTCCGCCCGGTCGATCTCCATCGGGAGGCCGTTGGGACCGATGCACGCGTCGCCGGGGAAGACGTTGCTGACAAAGTCGACATTGCCGTCGCCAACCACCTCCAAGCTACCGGTGGTGAAGGTCGCCGTACCCGTGTACCACATGAATTTACTCCTCGATCGCGACGATGGTCAGGCGCTGGATGACGCCCTCGGAAAGGGTGAAGCCGCGCGACAGAGCGAGGCGAAGGGTTCGATTGGCGGTGGACTGGACGGGATCGAGCACGGTGAAGCCGCCCCCGATCGAGGCGGTGAAGGTCGCCCGGCCGGGCGCGTCGCCCGGCGAAGGCTTCAACCCGCGAAAGGTGACCTGCTCGGTCGTCCAGCTGCGCTGATCCAGCTGCGCATAGGATGCGCCCGCGAAAGCACGGCTCAGCGTGATGGTCGAACTATCGCGCTGGTCGTTCTTGGAGCCGAAATAGATGGCCCCGCCATCGTCGGATGTCGCGTTGAAGGACGCAACCGTTCGATTGAACTGGTCGAGCCCATCATTATCCGCAGCGAATGTGCGGGTATACTCGCTGTAATAGGACCAGCTGGCGACATAGCGCACCGGCTTTCCGTTCGATCCGAAAGCAGGAACCTCCGCCACCGCATCGGCGGCGAGGCTGCTTGAAGCGCTGCCATTGCGCAGCGTACCAGCCGAGAAACTGCCCCCCGTGTACACTTCACCGTTGATAGTCTTGTAGGTAATCGCATTGGCGCGGCTGCACTTGTCGACCGCCATGGTCGGCCCGAACCATTCCACCAAATCCTTGGCGACACCGAAGCCCACGCCCTCGACGGACATGAACGCGCCGGTATTCTTGATGAGCAAGCCAGTCCCCAACCTCAAATCGGTGTTGATGAGATTGAGCGATCCGGGGCCTTTCGCGCCGCCGACCAGCTGGAGGCCGGTGATGTTGCCGTCGACGTCGATCTTGAAGGTAATTGTGCCCTCGATCTTGCCAAGCCGGTCCACGACGGCCTTCATGGCCTGCTCCAGACCGACGCCCCCGACGCCATCGACCTCGGCCCGGACCTGCCGGATGGACTCGGCCGCTGCATCGTCCCGGCTCGTGGTCACCCGCGCCAGATCGGCGATGGCCCCGCGCGCCCAAGCTAGGCCGGTTGCCGGATCGTTGACCTGGCCCTCCAGAAGGTCGAGCCGACGAATGGCCGCCGTGTTCTGCGTCGCCACAAGTTCGCTCAGTGAGGTCAGGGCGGTCCGCGTCTTTTCCAAGCCGGTTTTCGGGTCGGTCACGATCGCGCGCAGCTGCGTGATCGCATCGACATTCGCCTGCGCTGCCTCGGCCGTCACTCGCTCCAGACGCGACAGGTCGGATTGGGTCGCCGCTAGCCCGGTGGCCTGATCGTCGAAGCGCGCTCCCAGCGACGTGATAAGCTGCGTCACCGCCCGGATGCGATCGGCGGTGCTGCGCGCCTCTTGGTCGAAGCGCGCGTCCGCCGAATCGATCCGCGCGCGCAGCCCCTGTCGGGCAACCGCCTCCGCCTGGAAGCCTGCGACAAGGGTGGTGGTCAGCTGCGAATGGATTTCCGCCAGCGACGTGATGAAGCGGCTCTCGGCCTGATCGCTGCCCAGGATACCGCTCAGGAGAGCCGCATCGGCCTGCGACTGGCCACGCGCCTGCTGGCGGATCGTCTGCTCGATGCCCGCGATCCCGACACCCGCCGCCAGCGACGTCTTTTTCAGCGAGGCGATCTCCGCCGATTGCTGGCTATTCTGGACACCCAGCGCATCGATATCCTGCGCCAGCACCGCATCACGGTCGATCGACAGGAACCGGTCCTGCACCGATCGCGCATCGAGGTCGCGAAGCCGCAAGCCGATCTCTGTCCGCGCCCGCGCTTCCAGCGCGTCGCCATCGACGATCTTGGCGTACAGCTCCTGTCGTAACAGAGCCTGTGCGGCCAGCCGCAGCTCGTCCGCCTGATGGTCCCCCAGGATCGACGCCAACAGCGCCTGATCGCTCTGACTGCGCGCGGCGCGCGACTGGCGCAGCTCGACGCTGTAGCGCGACACTTCGCCATAGGATTGCAGCAGCTGCTCGGCCGAGCCGATCCGGGTCAGCGCCTGGTCGAAGCTGGTCTGCTCGACCTTGCTGGCGATCAGCCCCTCGGCCGCGCTGATACGCTGCTCGGCATTGGTGATGCGCGCGACCGCCTTGGTCAGCTCGACCAGCTCGGCTTTCGTGCGGACCTCCGCCTTCAGCGCGTCATAGACCACCTCGACCGCTGCGATCCGCGCCAGCAGCGGCTCCAGCTGGGCGACCTGCTCGGGGTTCAGCACCGCCTTCAGGATTTTCTCGTCCACCTCGGTACTGGTTGCGCGCAGAGCAATTTGCCCGGCCTGCGCGTCCAGCGTCGCCTCGACCTTCGTCTGACGATCGCCCAGGCGGTCGAGCGCATAGGCATAGACCTTGCCGGTGGCCGGATCAGTGATGAAACCGGCGTCGCGCATCCGCGTATCGGCCGCGTCCGACATCATCAGGAGCTGAAGCGTCGCGGCGGCCAGCTTGCCTTCCGCCCGCTGGAGCTGACGCTGGGTCGCCGCACCGTCCAGCACGACGCCACGCAACTGCGCCAGCGCCACGACGGCCGCGTCGTCGCTCTGGCGCAGGCGATCTACCGCATCGTCCAGGTCCTTTTGCGCTTCCTTCAGCTCGGCCGTGTCTCGGCCGATAGGCTCGATGCGGTCGAGCTGGGCGACGACCGTGGCGGCCGGACGCCCCGCGACAGCCTTGGTATCGGCCGCCGTATTCTGACCGGTCACGTCCGCGCCCTTCTGGGCAGGTTGGAGGTCGGCGACCTTTTGCCCGTCAGGAAAGACGACATCGCCCGCCAGTATGGCGGCGCTGATTTCGCCATCGGTGTGGACGCGGTGGTTTTTCTGGAAACCGACCTTGACGCTGGCAACCGGCGCATAGGCGGCGCGGCGCTCGACATCCTCGAACGTGATGGTCTCAACCGGGTCGGCAAAGGCGATGGGCCGCAGCGCGAGACGGCGATCGGCTGTCACCCCCCAGGACAGCGAGGCGCGAAGACACAGCCGATCCAGCATCTGGGCGGGCGTTTCGCTGGCGTCGTCCGCGTGAAGCCCGGCCGGGTCGGGACGAAGCCCCGCCAAGGCCGCCAGTCCATCCAGGCCCGGCCCCTCGGCCGCTGCCGAAATGGCGGCGGCGATGCCGGGCACATGCTCGACATAGCCCGCGCCCAGTTCACCGCGCAGGTCGGCGGTCAGGGTGGACGGCTGTGTCCAGAATTTCACGCACGCGATGGAGGGGGCGGCAGCGCATCCCCCGTCCGGCACCTGCGCAGCCTTCAGCGCGTCGAGTGTGGCGGTGACCGAACCGGCCCAGGCGACAGTGACGATCGTGACCGGCCGCCCCTTGTCCTTGATGGCGTCGAACGCACCAAGCTGGCGGGTCGGGTCGCCGAACTCGTAGACATTGTAGGCGGCGAGAAGGACGCGGCCCTCGACGTTCCAGCACCGGCCCCAGCTGCGCCGCTTCACGCGGCCCTTTGCCGCTGCGTCGCCCTCGATGCCGCCGGTCCCGGCGAACGTGTCCTTGACCAGCGGCTCACCCAGGCGGCCCGCCATGTCGGACAGGGTGAACACGAACCGCCCGGCGCTGACCGAATAACCCGCCACCGTGCCCGCCAGCCGGACCTTGAACGACGGGTCCGCCGCCTCGTCGTCAGCGACCGACACGGTGATGGCCGCGTCGTTCCAGATCAGCCCGGCAACCAGCGCCCTGGTCGATGCCATGGCGGGCGAGAAGCCGATCGCGCTGGCCTGCGCCACCGCACCACCGGTAAAGCCATCCTTGCCGAAGCCCAGCGACGATTGAAGACGCGGCAGGCTGATGACGCCCGCGCGCCAGTCGCTTTGCCCGTTGAACAGATAATGGCCGCAACCGCCGCCCGCGAGGCGGATGTCGACCGGCTGGCCGGTCGCGTCGCTGGGCCGCGCCTCGACGATGACCGTCCTCATACTGTCAATTCCCGGCCGAGAATGTGGCGCTCGACAAGGCCAAGGTCGGGGGCCACGGGCGAGGCTTCCCGCCGCGCGCCCTGGTCGACCAGCGCCTGGAGCAATTCGGTCTGGGCGTCGGCCGCCTTGACCATCTGCGCGGTCAGCGCATTGCCCGCCTCGATCGCGCTCGTCTGTGACGCCTGGACGCCTGCGGCCGAGTTGACGCGGTTCGTCTCGATATCGATCAGCGCGCGCGCCGCCGCCGCCGCCGATTTGCGGTCGGTGGCATATTCGTCGCCGCCCGTGCCGAACGCCTCTTTGCTGGTCGACAGGAGCTGGCGGTAAAGCTCCGCCACCTTGTCGGCCGCGCCATCCTTGCCCGCCTCGGCATCGGCGCGGGCGGTGGCGATGTCCTTCAACAGCGCGTTGCGGCGATCGGCGGCGGAGCCCTCGAACAGGTCGCCGGTCGACATGCTGGTCAACAGGTCCTTTAGGCTGCCGATGCGCGATTTCAGCGTGTCTTCCAGAAGCTTGGCACGTTCGGTCGCGTTCAGCTTTTCGACCTGGAGGAGGTCGAGGCCATAAGCCTTGGCGATCCGCACGCGATCGGCGGCGGTCTGGTCGAACGTGTCGAAAATGCTCTTGAGCTGGCCCGTCAGGCCGCCCAGGCTCTTTTCCAGGTTTTGGACCTTGATCGCCTCGGACAGCGCCTTGTCCAGCGAGGACGAGGATTGCAACGCCTTTGCAACGGCAGGCGACAGACCCTTGACCGCACCGTCCGCGATGGCGTCGCGGATAGCGATCTCGATCGCGACCGCTTCGTCCTTGCCATTGTAGAGAAGGCCGGAGCCGGGATGCTTGTCGGACACCCGGTTGCTGCCGCCCCCATCGACCCGGAAATAATCCTCGCGCTTGCCGATCGAAACGCTGAACGCGCCGGTCTGCGCACCGAGCTGGTCGGCGATCTTCTGGATGCCGTCCTGCACCGACTTGGCGGTGCCGGACAGCTTCTCGGTGACCGAGTCGGCTCCGCGCGTCGTCGCCGCGCTGTCCACGGAGGTGATGGTGGCGCTTCCCGACTTCGGCCGGGTGAACAGGTTGCCGACCAGCCCGCCGATCAGGCCCAGCGCGGCCCCCGCGCCGGGAATGCCGGTCAGGCCGCCGATCATGCCGCCGATCGCGCTGCCCGTGCCGTTCGTCTTGATGCCGATCATGTTCGCGATCGACGACGCGGCCTGCCCCTCGAACGCGCCCGCCAGTCCCTTGCCTGCATATTTGCCGAAGCCCTGGCCGATCTTCGACGCGGTCTCCGGGTTGGTGAATAGGCCGATCGTCTTCGTCGCGATGCCGCCAAGCGCGCCCGCGAACAGGTCTTGTGGGCTCTTCACGCCACGGCGCGGCGCGGTGACCGTGAAGTCGCCGGAGTCGCCCGCATCGGGCAAGGTCGACGGGGTGGCGTCCGGCTTTTCGCCGCCGTGTGCCGGTACATGGACGGCTGCATCGCCAAGATCATCCTGTCCCAGACCATGACGACCGACAACGGGTCGTCCAGAGCGCAGGGGCAGGTTCATGCCGATGTGAAGCTGGAGATCGTCGCGGCCGATGCCGATCTGCTGGCCGACACGTTCAATTCCGGCCCGGCGCGGTGGTGGACCAACCTGAATTACGGGCCCGACGTCGCCAGCCCGATGGTCGTGCGGATCGTCGAAAAGGAGGACGACCTCCAGACGGCGGCGGAAACCGACAAGGCGCTGGCCGAGCTGGGCTGGGTGCGGACGGAAGAGAGTTTCAAGGATCGATATGGCGACGGCTATGTCCGCAAGACGGCGGCCGACCCGCTCAGGCCGCCAGTCGACGGCACCGCGACGCCTCCGGCCGCGAACGACGACGTAGCCGCCCCGGAAGACCCGCCCGCCGACCCGGCGATCGCGCTGGCCGAGCCCGCTGCCCACTCCGATCGCGACGATATCGACGGCGCGGTGGACGCGATCATGGCCGATGAAGGGTGGACCGCGTCTGCCGCCGACATGATCGCGCCGCTGGTCGATAAGTTGCGCGCGGCCGGGTCGGTCGAAGACGCGATCGCCGTACTGGAGGCCGCCGCCGCCGATGACGCGGCCGAGCGCCTGGCCGAACGCATGGCCCGCGCGACCTTTGCTGCCCAGGTCCAGGCGATGACCGGATCGGAGCCGCACTGATGGCTGACGAGATGGATTTGTCGGTCGAGGTCGCGACGCGAGAGCTGTCGCGCCTGATCGCGATTGCAAGCCAACCGGTGGCGGTCGGCGTGGAGGGGGATTGCCGGGAATGCGGGTGGCACTCGCCCCGGCTGGTCGGTGGGCGCTGTGCGCCGTGCCGGGACGGGCGCTGACCATGGCCGCCCGCTGGGACCGTGATGTCCTGCCGCACCTACCGCCCAAGGATCGCTGCCCTTGCGAGGCCTGCAACGCCAAGCGCATAGCCCGCTGGGCCGCACTATCGCCCGCTCAGCGCCGCGCGCTGCTGGCGGTGCACCCAGAGTCCCCACGCCACGTCCCCGACGTGCTCCGTGCGGGGGTGCGCTGGCGGACCCTTGCAACGCTGCTGCAACGCCGTCGCGATCGGCCTGCACTGATCGAACAACTGGGTCTGAAGACATGGTCGCTGAACAGCGAGTCCATGCCCTTCCTGCGCCTGTCCCAGGCGGGCCGCGACCTGCTCGACACGGTGCAACGGTGAAGCGTCGCCCGCCCGTCCGCGCGCGTCAGGCGGATCAGGGCGACATTGCCGCCGCCTGGGTCCGGCGCGGCATCAACGACCTGGACGATACCTATCCGGCCGAGCTGGCGCGCCCCATCGGTTGGATACCGCCCAGCCGCGACCGCCCGCCGCCCGAATGTCCGCCCGCGCTGGTCCGTTACTGGCTGCTTGGTTGGGACCGCCGGGCGGCCGTCCGCCTGCGCTGGGACGACCAAGCCGCGCAGATGGAAGCGCAGCTCGACAAGGCGCGGCGCTTCCTGGACCGCAATTCCGAGCCGGGCAAACTGAAGCGGTCGAGTATGCTCGCACTCCGTTTCTACGTTCTGGCGACCGGCGATCTGGGTCCCGACTATGCGTGGACGTGGTTCCAGAACCGCATGGCCGACCTGCGCGACGAATATCGCGAGGCCCAGGCGGAGGGGTGGGTGTGAAGCGCAACCCCGGTTTTTGCCCGCGCGAAGCGACGGCCAAACGCGTCAAGGGGACGCTGCGCAACGGCGACCGCTTCGGCGCACCCGGCGGCTGGCCTGCCGATGGCCGCACCGGCTGCCGCTGGTCGCTGACCGGCCATCCCCACGATATCGAATTTTACGAGGTATACGGGTGACGGTTCCCTCGCTCCGCGCCACCATCAACCTGCCCGCCACCGACACCGTCGCGGCGTTCGAGGCGCGGGACAAACTCCGCCCGACCGTCCACTGGACGGAAATGTGGCAGGCCGACCATGCCCGCGCCTTCACTGTCGCCAAGGTCGCGAACCTCGACCTGCTGGCGACCATCCGCCAGTCGCTGGACAAGGTGATGCGCGACGGCGGGACGCTGGAACAGTGGAAGGCGGGTTTGGTCCCCGAGCTGCAAAAGGCCGGGTGGTGGGGGATGGTCGAGAACAAGGCTCTGACCGGCACTGACGATCCGGTATTCGTCGGCGGCCGACGCCTGCGCACCATCTACGACACGAACCTGCGCATCAGCCGGGCGGCCGGGCGGTGGAAGCGCATCCAGGAGATGAAGGACGTCCGGCCGTACCTGATGTACGTGTCGATCGGCGACAACCGGACGCGCCCGCTGCATCGGCGCTGGGGCGGTAATGACCCCGCGTTTCCGTTCCGCATCATCCTGCCCGTCGACCATCCGGCCTGGGCGGTGTTCTATCCACCGAACGACTGGGGGTGCCGCTGCTCGGTCCGTCAATTGTCCCAGGCCGAACTCGACCGCCTGGGTTACCGCGTCACCACCGATGCCGAGCTGGAGCGGATCGGGTGGATGACGGCGGATGGTCAGGTCGGCGGACGGTTGCGCACATTTTGGCGTAAGGGGGCCGAGAAACCCGAAGCCGTGCCGGTCGGGGTCGGTCCGGGCTTCGCCTACAACCCCGGAGTTTCCGGGATGCAGGCGGTGGCGGAAAAGGCGACCCGCTCGCTGGAGGAAATGGCTCCGCTCGATCTGAAGGCGGCGCGCTATACGCTGGTCGATCTGGTCAAGTCGGACGCCTTCCTGGAAACGCTGAACGAGCCGAACGGCGTCTTTCCCGTCATGATCCTAGGCGACGAGGCGCGGGCGGCGCTGGGCGCGAAAAACCATGTCGTGGTGCTGTCGAGCGACAGCTACGCGAAGCAACGCGGTCTGACCGCCCGGAGCGCGGGTCACACCGATCTGACCGTGCCGGATTACCGCCTCTTGCCCCGCATCGGGGCAGCACCCGACCACGTCATCCGCGACCGTGACCAGCATGTCGTTTTGTGGAAGCTGGACGGCGAGCGATACCTGCGCGCGGTCGTGAAGGTCACGGCGTCGGGCGACCAGATGTATCTCCAAAGCTACCGGGTCGGCGAGGCGAGGAACCTCGCGCGCGAAATCGCGACGGGCAACCGCGTCGGAGGAAAGGTCGACGTTCCACCCGCCAGTCCCGAGACCGGCCCCCGTGTCGCTGCAACCGTGGCGTTGGACAGGCTCGGCCCCGATGCGACCCGCAAGGACGGACGCAGCGCGATGCAGGCACTGGTCGAGGCGGCAAAGGCGGACCTGCCCGCGACGCAAGCCGCGTTGGAGGCATTTGTCGCGTCGGATCGGTTTGCGGCTGTCGTGGAAAAGATGGGCGAGGCACCCGCTCTTGCCCTGGCGGATGATCTGCGCCGCCTCCTGGGCGCGCCTTCCGGGATCGCCCGCATCGCGCGCGACAATCTGCCCGCGATCATCGGCGATATCGATGGGTTGGGGGCTTTCACCCAGGAGCCCGACGAAATCCGCCGGGATGGTCAAGACGCCGTACTGATCCGCAGAGTCGGCGATCGGACGATGATGCTGCGCCTTCGGCCAAAGGCCAGCTTGCTCCAAATCATCGCTCTGCGCGTATTGCAGGCGGAGGAGTTGGCGGCGATCCTGGAATTGCCGATATGGTGATGGAAAGTGCGTCGCGCGGCGAGGTCTGGCTGTCCCTCACAAGCGATCCCGGATTGCTCCGGTCCTACGGCCGCCAGTTTCACCGTGTCACGCGCGACGCATAACCGATTTAGGTGCGCCAACGCCCCCCGACAAGCGGGGAAATGCGTCGCACTGTCCTCCTGTTTGAATATGGAGGTCCGCTTGCCCGTCCAATCCTACTACCGCAGGGCGATCGCGCTCGCTCTGCTCCTTGCTCCAGCGCTGGCGTCCGCCCAGTCCAAACCGATCGCCGCGCCCGGTTCCTTCGTGCCGCAGGGGGCCGTCGCCTATGGCGCGTCTGGCGCGGCGGCGACGCCCGTGACACCGACGACACCGCTCCCGGTGATGACGCGCGGCGAGTCGTTCCAGTTGGTCACCGCCAATGCCCCGGCGGCGGCGGTGGCGCTGGTCGGCGGGGCCTATGTCTTCTCCCAGCTTTGCACCAACTATGGCAGTATCGCGCTTCGCTATCGGGGGCCGGACGGCGCGACCATGACCACATTGGTGTCAAAGACCGCCGCCGACAGTGGAGGCGGGACGGTCTTTTCGTTCGGGACGAATGCGATCGTCGATGCGGTGGTGTCGGGCACGACCGGTTGCAACGCGACGCTGGCGAGGATGCCGTGATGTGGCGGCTCTCTATCGTATGGGCCGCACTGGCCGCCCTGATCGCCGGTCCGGCCTTTGCCCAGGCGGTGGGCACGACGCCCGTGGCCTTTGCGGGCGGCCAGCCCGCCGGTACGCCGATCGCGCCCGCCTGGACCTTTGGCGCATCGTCGTTCCGAACGGCGGGTGCCGACCTGTATCGGATGTCCGCGTCGGACGCGAACAGACTGACCGAGCTGTCGGACTTGTATCTGCCGCCGCAGCCGTCGGGCTGGCGGATCGTCTTCACCAATTTCGGGCTCGATTCCAACAGCCGCCCCGCCGGAATCGCTCGCGAGTTGAAGCCCGGCAACGCGAACACGCTGGACTATGTCGTCGCCTTCACCGCCGCGAATGGAGGCGGGACGCGAGTCGTCCTCACATTCGGTGGCGCGGGTACGACGGTCATGCAGGACGGCGGGTTCGCGATCAGCGATCCCGTACCCAGCGCCTGGCCGGGCGGGTTCCTGCGAACGTCGATCAGCACGGCCATGGGGGCGGCTCGATCGCGTGGCTTTACCAGCATGGGCCAGCTCGGCGAGGTGCGTCGTCATCTTGCCGCCCCGAACGCCGCCGCCGCATCGGGCGGTTCGATCGCCAGCGTCGGGATTACCGCGAACACCACCAACGGCTATTCCCCCGTTGCGGTGCTGGTCCCTTGGTCCCGCCAACCATCCGTCTTGGAAATCGGCGACAGCATCACCCAACAGGATGACCTACCGCAACTTGCCAGCGCGCGTGGTATGGTGGGGAGCATCACGCGCGGCCTGGATGACGACGCGGTGACCGGCCGTTTTGGCGTCGGAAATTTCGGCCACCATGGCGCGCAGATGGCGGACTTGATGGACCTTTCGGATGGTCGGTTCGGACTCCGCTACAAGCTGCTGGCCTATATTCGGAACACCCTCAACGGCGGGCAGGTGTGGCCTTTCTCGACCATCTGGTCACAAGGGCTGCGCAACGACTTCTCGGCCATGGGTTACGCCTCCACCGATACGACTGTGTCCGTCACAGCCGACATGCAGGCCCGCGCGGTGGCTTGGTGGCAGTTCCTGGCGCGGACGTTTCCCGGCGTTCCCATCGTGCAGTCGACGATCAGCCCCAGAACCGTCGACAACACCCTGGCGCGCACGACGCTGGCATCGCAGAGCGGCAACGGATTGGGGAGTTCGCAGCCGCTCCAGACGGTCAACGACTGGATCGTGGCGCGACCGGCCCCGCTGGCCCTGTCGATCGATCTACGGGCCAGCTATCAGGCTCCGGACGATGGTAGTGGCGTGCCGAAATGGAAATTAACCCCGCTGGCGTCTGCTGGGGGCGGCACGTTGGTGACGGCGCTCGCGGCCGGTGCCGACATCAGTAATGTCGCCGTCAAATTTGCCGCCGCTACGCCGTCGCAGACAGGGGAATATCTCGTCTTCGAGCCGGGCAGCGCCAACATGGAAGTAGGTCCCCAGCTCGGGACATCGACGATCATTAACGGTGATGGGACCTTTACCGTAAAGCCGCCGTCCTACTACGCGATGAAGCGTGCCCATGCAGCCGGTTCGATCGTGACGACGACTAACAGCGCTGACGGGACGCACCCTTCATCGGCGATCCAACAGGCAGCGGCCGTTCAGGTGATCGCCGCCAAGTCGGCCATTGCCAATCTGACAGTGCGGTAATCGTCGAGATCGCAAACTGTCACACGAGAGGCTGCATGCGGGTTGAAGCACCGTTTCAACGGCCTTTTTGGGCCGTTAACTGTCACAAGCGTGACACTTCGCCCGTCGAGCCTCCGAAAGCTCGGATTTCAGCCATTGTCATCCCAGTATGGCCCAGAATGGCCCGCCCAATCCCACCGTCTCACGGTGTGACAGTTCATGATCCCCTACACCGGCCACGCTGACATGCCGCACGCCCGCCCCCGATAGCAGCTCGCGCCAGCCGCCCGAATCCTTGCTGGTCACCACCACCGTCTCGCCATTGATCGACAGCTGCGTGGTGCGCAGCCCCGCCATGGTGGCGAAGGCGGGCGGTTCCGCCCCGTCGCCGATCTTCAACAGAAAGGCGCTGCCCTTTTCGATTGCCATGTCCTGTCCCCCTATTGTCCCACGCGCCACAGCCGGGCGCGCCACTCGACGCTTGCCGTCCAGCGCGCGCCGTTCTTCGCCATGCGGGTCGCCGTCACGCTCAGCCCCGCGACCCGCCATCCGTCCGCCAGCATGTCCGGCAGCGCGATCGCCTCGACCGCCTGCATCGCGGTGCGCAGGCGAAGCGGTCGTTCGCCCTCATCGGTCAGCGTCAGGGCCACGCGTAGTTCGCGCCCCTCGATCCCCGCCGCGCCCCAGTCGCCCTCGCTCGGCTCGCCCAGCACCGCCTGGGGCACGCCCGCCCGCACCGGCACGGCATCGAACAGCGTCACCGCCAGCGGCTGCAACACCGTCCTCAGGGCGCTCAGCAGGCCGCTGCGCAACGCCTCGCGCGCGGTCATGCGCGCCTCGGGTGGTCGAGTCGCATCCGCCGCCACGGCCGCCACAAGGCCGCGACAGCGGCGGGCGGCACGGCGGCGGCATCGCGATTGTCGAACAGGTGCGCGCCCATGATCGCCACGCCATGCGCGATCTCCGCCGGCAATCCCGCCCAGCTTTCGGCCAGCCCCGCGCGATAGCGCACCGCAACCGGCTCGCCCGTCCGTACCCAGCCGCGCCCGTCGCGATCGATCTCGCCCGCAGCCCCCGACAGGATCGCCACCACCGGAACGGCCGACAGCGCCTGCCAGTCGACCGCGCCCGCGACTCGCTCCTCGACGGCTCGCTGGATTAGCACCTGCCCACAGAAGGATTCGGCCAGCCCCAGCGCCACGCCCGCCACCCGCTCGACCAGCGCCGCCTCGTTACCCTCGTCCAGCCGCAGCAGCGCGCGCACCGCGCCCGCCGCCGCCGTCACGGTCGAAGGCGGCAGGGGCTCCATCGTCCCGCTCATCATGTAAACTCCTTCATCGATACAAGTTGCGACAGGCTCGACACACGGGCGTCACACTTGGAGAGCAGAGGGTGGTTCAGCCGCTGCCCGCCTCCCCCTGGGCATCGGCCATGCCGACCCTGCGCCCCCCGGCCGGGTTCGGTATCCTCCCTGAACTACGGGGCAGCCCCCTGCCGGCTGCCCCGATTTTTCGGAGGGATCAGTTCACCGAGAACTTCATCAGCTTGATCGCCTCCGAGTCGCTGACGCAGCCGCCCACACGGCGCGTGGCGTAGAAGGTCACGAACGGCTTGTTGCTGTACGGATCGCGCAGGATCGCGGTCTCGGCCCGCTCGGCGATCAGGTAACCCGCCTGGAAATTGCCGAAGGCGATGGCGCAATTGTCCTGCGCGATATCGGGCATGTCCTCCGCCTCGATCACCGGATAGCCGAGCAGGGTCGCGGGCTGGCCCGCCGCCAGGCCGGGTGCCCACAGGAACTGGCCGTCGGTCGTCTTCATCTTGCGGATGCGCGCCGAGGTCGCCGCGTTCATCACGAAACACGCCCCCTGCCGGTACGGCGCGCGCAGGCTCTGGACCAGATCGACCAGCCGCTCCTCGCCGCCATTGGGGAAGCCGCCATTCGCACCGCTCGCCAGATATTGCAGCGTGCCGAACGGGCGAACGCCGTCCTTGGCGGTCGAGATGGCGTTGGTCAGGAAGCCCTTGGGCCGGTTGACGCCCGAGCCGTTGACGAAGGCCTGCCCCTCGGCCCGCGCGAACTCGGTCGCGATCTCGCCCGCGAGCCAGCCCTCCACGTCGAAGGCGGCATCGTCCAGCATCGCCTGGCTGGCCGAAGGGTTGGCATAAAGCTCGCCCATCGGCGGCGCGAGTTCGACGAAGCTCGGCGTCGCGGTTTCCGGTCGCGCCGCCGTTTCGCTGGCCCAGCCCGATGGCGTGCCGCCCGTCGTCACCAGCTTGCGATACCCCGCCGACCCCACCGTCACCACGTTCGCGATGGCGCGGATCGGCGAGACGCTCTTCAGGACCGAGGCGATCGCCGCATCGATCTCGCGCGGCACGGCGAAACCGCCGCTGTCGCCGGTGGTCCCGGTAAAAGCCTTCAGCTCGACGGTGGCGCCGCTGCGCACATAGCCGTCGAAAGCACCGCTCTTGGCCCGCGCACCGTCCAGCACGGGTCGTTCGATCACGTCCATATCAATCCCCCTTGGTTGAAGTCTGAATCACGCGGGCGAGCGGTTGCATCGGCACCGTCACCAGGCTGATCTCGATGAGCTCGGCCGACAGGATGGCGCGGGTGCCGCCCTGATGGACGACGCGCGGCCGGTATCCAACCGACAGCCCCGCCACCGCCCCCGACCGCACCAGCGCGGCCAGCGCCGGGTCTTCGACCGTCCCTGCGACCGACAGGCCGGTCTCGTCCTCGGCCAGCGCGGTGATGCGGCCCATCGGTGTCCCGCGATGCTGCCAGAGCAACGGCACCTCGCCCGCGCCCGCAAAGGCCCCGCGCCGCATGACGTCGCCCGCCCGGTCCATCCGGTCCCAGATCGCGGCATAGCCGGTGAAGGAGAGACTCATTTCAGCCAGTCCTCCATCCCCAGCCGCATCGCGATCCCCGCCAGCAGCAGCGCGCCGAGCAGCCGCGTCAGCCAGCCGACCGCGCTTTTCCACACCGATGACTTGGCTTCGCGCCACGCGGTCAGCAGTTCGCGCAGTTCGGCGACATCCCCTGCGGCGTCGGCATCGGCGAGGCCCAGCCGGGTGAGCGCCCGCGTCGCGCCCAGCTCGCCCGCTTCCTCGGCGACCGCGCGCAAGGTTACGAGGTCCGCGCCGCTATCCGCCGCCTGCGCCAGCAGCCGCGCCAGAACGTCGCCGCTCATGACAGGCCGACCATCTGGCGCTTCTCCGCCGGATCGAGGAAATCGGCGCTTGCCGCCATTTGCCACAGCATCTGGCGCTCCTCGGCCAGCGCGGTGACCCGGTTGATATCGACCGACAGGCTCGCCCCCTCGAACCAGCCCGCCAGTCCCTGCGCCAGGCCGCTCAGGATTCCGCCCGCCAGCGGCAGGATCGCCTGTCGCCACAGCGCACGATTCGCCTCGCGATAATTGGCATAGGTGTTGTCGCCGGGCAGACCGAGCAGCATCGGCGGCACCCCGAACGCCAGCGCGATCTCACGCGCCGCCGACGACTTGGCCGCGATGAAGTCGAGTTCGGCGGGCGTCAGACTCATCGCCTGCCACTTCAGGCCGCCCTCCAGCAGCAGCGGACGTCCCGCATTGCCACTGCCCGCAAAGCCTTCCATCTCGGCGCGCAACCGCTCGAACTGGTCGGGCGTCAGCGTCGAGCCGTCACCCGGATCATAGACCAAAGCCCCCGACGGCCGCGCCGCATTGTCGAGCAGCGCCCGATTCCAGGAGGCGGCCGCATTGTGAATCGCGATCGCCCCCGCCGCCGCGCCCAGACAGCCCAGCCCATAATGGTCGTCGAGCGGGTGGCAGCTTTTCAGATGCACCACCAACGGCTTCACCGGATCGACCGGCAAGGTCGTCACCCGCCCCCCGGCGCGGTAGAGATAGGCGGCGGGCCAGCCACTGGCGTCCAGCTCCATCGTCACCCGCTCGGGGCGCAGCGCGAACAGCTCCGCCACGTCGCCCTCGGCATCGCGCAGGATCTGCACATAGGCATTGCCGTGCAGCAGCATGTGCGTCGCCACCGTCTCCAGCAGCGCCTGACCCTCGCTACGCGCCGCGACCAGCGCGACCAGTTCGGGATGCGAGGCGCTGAGCGGCGCATCGGCCAGCCCGCCCGCCACCATCCGCACCGCGCGCTGCGCCACCGGATTGCGGAGATAGCCCTCGCGCACCTGGGTTTCATAAGACGGAGCCGACCCCGTCAAGGGCACTCCCGACCGGGCCAACCCCAGCCCGAGCAGAGGACGCGCGGCCCCCCGCCCGGTCTTGCGACCGAATATCCTCATGATCGAACTCCTCTAGCTCCTCCCCGGCACGGGGAGGTGGCAGCGCGCAGCGCTGACGGAGGGGGGCTTCCACGCAAGGTCACCCCTCGCGGCGA